ACACAGACAATTCACATTAGATTTCTAAGTGAAGAATATCTCAATAGAGATTTTACTGGTAAACAATATTGTATGAACAATGGTATCGAATTGCATTATCACAAACGTGGACATATCTATTCATCTAGCGAGTTACGTGCTAGAACAGCTAAATTGGAAAATGCTAAGGACTCTGATGATTCTAAAGCGTTACCACAATATTCACCAGAATTAATAAAACCAAGAGACGAAAAATGATTACATTAATTGGTCACGGATATGTCGGTAGACATATCAAAAAAGAATTAGAACAACAAAATATTCATCACGAATGGATCTCTCATAATCAGACTGTTCCTGCTGGCACAACAGCAATTATCAACGCTGCTGGTTACACAGGATCTCCGAATGTTGATGCTTGTGAACAATACAAACAAGAAACCATCAATGGAAATGTAGTATTTCCTTTGCAATTAGAAGCAGCAAATCTTTTTATTCCTATTGTACACATTACCAGCGGATGTGTGTATACAGGCTACAAAGACGGTGGATGGACTGAAGAAGATGCTCCTAATTTTGATTTTAATAACGGATCTTTTTACAGCGGATCAAAGGCATTGTTACAGACTCTGATGGCTCCATATCTTGATAAGTCGTATCTATTGAGAATCCGTATGCCCTTTGGCGACGAGCATGAGCCTAAGAATATTTTTACAAAATTATCAAACTATCAAAAACTAATTGACTATGAAAACTCATTTAGTTATGTAGTTGATGTAGCACAAGTGGCTGTATACTTTGCGTTAAATAAACCTGCTGGTGGGATTTACAATGTCTGCAATCCCGGCTCTGCTACTACTAAACAGGTTGCCGATAAACTTGGATTAGAAAAAGAATGGTTCACCAAAGAAGAATTTAAAGCAGCAACAGTTGCTCCAAGATCTAATTGTGTAATGAATGGTGACAAATTGTTTTCAGTATTTCCAATACAACATATTAATGATGCATTAGATACTGCAATTAACAAACTACGTTAAGTAGGGCAAGAACTGTTTGTAGATAAGTCCTTGACGACTTTCTTCGTCAGTCCAATGACAAGCTGCTAGATCGTTAATCCACTGGCTTCGATCAAATAGTTCAGGATTATTGATGTTGCTGATGTTTCTATTAGCAACATCCCAACATACGCTTCCGCTGTCATCCACCCATAGCGGTACGCCTGATAAGATGCTAGCAACGCCACTACTGCTATTGAATACAAATGCTGCCTTGGCCCTACGTAAATCGGCTTCTATCGGCGTTCTGGTGCTGTCACTGATTGTAACTCCGGGTTGCACAAAAGGTCTTAGATCTGCTATTTTACCAGGATGTGGTCTTAGAACTATAGGAAGATTAGAAACTTTTCTTATAGCATCTATTTTTTGTCGAGTCCAATCAATCGGACTTAGTCCTTTCATAGACCAACCACCATCTCGTTGAACTAAAAATAAAATATACTCGCCGTTAGATTTCCAGTCTTGCATTGACAATCCAATATCTCTTGATAAAATATTCCATCTAGATGCATCGGAATTTTTATTTGCATACTGACTAGAGTCATAGTTGACTCCATTGATACTGTATCTTAGATATTTGCTTTCTAAATCTTTGAATTTAAAACAGTTAGCATCAATGGCCATAACATGATTGTTTTGAGATCTCTGTTGTTCTACAATTTTAGCACGTAATTTAATATTTTCAGTGGTTTGAATCGGACTCGGCCAGCCAAGTATAACAGCTAGTTTTGCTGGCTTTAATGTGTAGGTTGTTTCAATGTGTACGCGAGCTCCTTGAGATTTTGCACCGTTGGCAAATGCTGTCAAAGTGTCGACTTTTCTTCCAGGAGTTTGTTTGTGCAGCGAACTTAGATAAACAACAACATCAAACATTGCCATCCTTTATGTTATTGAGGATTCTCCACGCTGTGCCATCTCTCATTTCTGCCTCACTAAATTGGCAGTAGGCTAGGTGTGCTGCCCATTCCGTTACTTCGTCTAAACTAGGAATATATGGAGTTTCTATTTTAGTTAGATCGCTAGAACAAACAGCATGAGCCGCATTTGGACCTAGAGCAAACGCTGGCTTTCCTAGCAATAAAGCCTCAGTGGCCGCAATACTGTTGAATGTGACTAAACAATGAACATTTTGAGATAATGCCATCTCCATTGTATCGGTTGAAGTTCTTTCTCTGCGACTTATTTTTTTCCTAATTACAATAGGACGATCTGAGTGTTTTTTAATAGTTGCTATGGTTTCTTCCATCCATACATCTAGATCTAGACCAAATGCACTCATAGCTTTGGCACTAGGGGGACACAATAAAATATTCTGACCTTTTCTAAATTTTGTTGGACGCCATCCGGTTAATTCTAATCTATCATGCGGTCTATAGATAACAGGCCCAATATTTTGCATGGCATTTTTTGTAATTCTGTGATAGAATTTTTTTCGAACATTGCCAAAATATCCAGTATCGATGTAGTAAAAATCTCTACCGTTTTCTAAACAGACCTTCATGTGCTTGTGCTTAGTAATGCCTCTAAATACCACAGGGGTCATGACATTTTCTACTTTATCATAATTTGTAATCTGTCCACCACAACCTAGAATAAAAGATTCCATATAAGGGTCCCAACCAATACCTTTACCGTCATTAGGATCGCGACCGCCGTCAACGGCTACAGCATTGTTGTTATCTAGCATTTTTATTTCCTCAACTATGTTATCAAATTTAGCCTGGTATACTTCTCCGTTAGGGTCAACTCTGTACTTCAATATATCTTTGAAAATTTGTTTAATGCTTGGAGGTATGTGATCAAAAGGACCAGGTGGCGGCAAAGAGACCTTTTGCTGTGCTAATTCCAGCCTTGCTTTTTCCCAATGGTATCCATACTCGCAATGTTTGTAATTGTCAAACCACGGACCACCTTCTGTGTAGTGTATTGCTTTGGGTTTTCCGTCTTGTGGTTCGTGATAGTGATTCACTAGCCAGTTGTAGACATGGCTAAGTTCTCCGATCATTTCATCTTTCAGCCAAGTAAATCTATGCAAAAACTGACCCGTTTCACTATTAACTTTTTCTGGAGTTAATTTTTTATTGTTAAGGTGCCCGCAATTCCATAGAATCATAGAACTCCAATTTTTTCTTGGATAAGGTAGTTGACGTTTTCCGTCCATCTTATCGCCTTCGGGTGGAGTGTAGTCGTGTTTAACAACCATTACAGCATATCGATCGTCAGCATGAGCAACTATTTCGTCTATATTACATTCAAACAAGAAATCACAATCAACAAAAATTGCCCATCCCTCGTAGTCACATAAATGAGGAACTAAGAATCTAGTAAAGGTAAATTCTGTACTAGATAAGGGATCTATATTTCGCCAATACAATCCCTGCTCTCGAAGCTCGTCTTGCTTTAACGGAATTACTTCTACATTTTTATTATGTTTTTTAATACTATATTCGCATACATCATATGCGATCTGTTCTCTAGAATCGTAACCGACAAAAATTTTCATAGTTTGCTCTTTAAATTTCTTCTAGCATAGCTTTGGCACGGCCAGAGACTAGCTCTTCGTTATGGAATTGACCATAGGCCAAATGACAGGCCCATGCATATATTTTATCTTGATCTGGGTAGTACGGATTTTCAATTTGGCTAAGATCTTGACAGGTCACAGGTCTAGCTGCACTGCAAGGTGCTAGTGTAAATGCTGGGAATCCGTACATCACAGCTTCTGTAGCCGCATTGGAATTAAATGTAACCAATGCAAATACATCGTTGTCTAAGGCCTGTTTCAGTGTATTGCTGACTGTTCTATCTGTTCTTAGTTTAGCCCTAGCACGTATTTCTATAGGTCTATCTGTGTATTTTTTAATTGTTTCTATGGTTTCAGCAGTCCATTGTTCTAGATCAATATCATAAAATTTACAGGGCTTTTCATCAGGCAGTGCCAATAGAATTTTTCGACCACCTTTTTTCCAAGGGTCTAGTTTCTTGTTAAATCGTTGCCATCTATCCCCTGGACGAGGTATAATTTCGTCATGTTGTAGATTATTTTTTACAATTCTATGCCAGTACTTCCATCCGTTGGGATTATATGTGCTGACTTCGTTGCCAAAATATCCAGTGTCCATATAGTAGAAATCTCTGCCTTCGTCCCAACAGCGTTTCATTATTTTATGTTTTAATATACCTCTTAAAATAATTGGATCTGAAGAATCCTCGTAGACAAAATCTTCGGTTGACACTATAGAACTATGACAACCTTTGGCAAACTTATTGATGTACTCATCAGTTCCGTCTTTGCTTAAAAACACCCAATTGGTCATTTACGTTCGATATCCTCTTCAATGCATTTCTCGCCAAACTGTATCTCTATCACTTTCAATGGAGTATCTTTTTCATTTACTAATTGATGCCATTCTTCTCTGCCAATATAGGCCTGCATGTTTTTCATTATAAAGTTTTTCATCACAATATTGTTATCTGCATCAAGAGTGTTAACTGTTGCGGTTCCTTCAGTCACAAACCAATGTTCAAAACGATGTTCGTGTCGTTGCATTGATAAGCTCTTGCCGGGTTCCACTGTGAGTTCTTTTACCTTTACATGAGGACCATCTTCGTGTAATACACGATAGTATCCCCAAGGTCGTTCAGTTTTAGGAGACTTCCACTCTTGAAGTATCCAACTACTTGAATTCATTTTATTCTCACCGCCTACACCGAATACAAACTCAACGTGTAACATCTCTTCCAATAGATCCATTTCGGGAATATTGGTTTTAGTCCTATCGCCACCGTTGGCAAATACTATTTGAGCGTTTGGATATATTGCTCTTACTTTTCTAATAGCATCTTTGGCGCTGTTATCGCTGTCATCAAAGTTAATAACTCTGTCAACATTATGCAGTGCTGAAATAATAGTTGCACGTTCTTCCCAGGGCATAAATTCTTGCCCTTTCTTTCTGCGTAACCATTCATCAGAATTAACTCCGACGATCAACGAATCACCGAGTTCTTTAGCTGAATTGATATAGGCAATGTGCCCAGAATGAAGGGGGTCGAAACCCCCTGTGATTAATACAATACGTTTCATACGGATATTTAGTTATCCGCAAATACGAGGATTTAAAGACTGGCGTCTTCTAATCCAGACACACGCAGTTTAACAATATTGCTTAAATGCCATTGTTTCTGATCGAGTGCTTTGATAATACCCAGCCATTTATTTCTAAGTAGAGCAAAATCGTTAATAATCTTTTCAAAATCTACCACATCAGCCTCACCTTCAACGAACTTTTCACAGTCTCTAGAGCTTAACTGACGTTGGTAGTTTTCAAGATATTTACGAAAATGTTGACTACGAAGTCTACGGAGTTCAATGTTAAGGTATTCTAAGATTCCTTCAATTTCTTGAAGTTGATTAAAACGTTCCTCTACAATTCCAGGCATTAACGAACTTGCC